GGTGAGCAACAAAGTGAACTCGAGTACCTCATCGTTCAAGAAGAAGTGGGCGAGAACGGCACAAGACACTACCAGGGCTTTCTCATTCTTAAACGCAAGAACAGGCTCACTTGGTTGAAGAGCAATCTCAACAGCAGAGCGCACTGGGAAAAGACGCGTGGAACTGACAAACAAGCAGCAGATTACTGCAGAAAGGACGACACTCATCCAGCAGAGGGTCTCAGGTTCGAGTTTGGTCAACTAAAAGCAGAAGGAAAACGCAGAGGCAGAGACGAACTAGAAGAAGCAGTCATAGATACAGTAGAAGCACTCAAGAAGGACTTCAAGACAACAGCAGAAATCGATGCTCAAGTACTCGCACGTCCTGGATTCTTGGCAGCATACAATGCATTGACAGCTGATCTCCTTGGTCCTTACAGACCTGAACTCAAGATCATCACATTGATTGGACCTCCTGGAACTGGCAAATCCTTTGCAATCAACACACTCTTCCCAAAAGCAGGAAGAGCAGTCATGGGCAACGGAGGAACTTGGTTCGCAAACCCTACGAGCAAAGTCATGGTGTTCGAAGAGTTTGCAGGACAAATCCAGCTACAGAAAATGCTCAAGTACCTTGATCCTTATCCAATGGCACTGGAAGTCAAGGGCGGCATGAGGCCTGCAATGTACGAAACTGTCATCATCACAAGCAACACAAGGCCAGATGGGTGGTACAGAAACGAAGAGCAAGACGGCAAGCGTACAGATGCACTCCTTGCACTCTGGGACAGGCTTGGCTTCAAGAACGGCAACAACACCATCTGCAGGACATGTGGAACATACTTAGAACCTGCACAGGCTGGAGCTATAACTAGACAGTGGCTTGACAGCACACGAGACTGGTTTATGGGACAGCTCATGAGAGCATGCGGAATTCAAGCACACGAGGTGCTCACTGACGAGGACATCAGTGACAGCGATAGCGAGTGACATAGCGCGGGTAATACTCACCCGCGCTATGTATAGGTCCAAAAAAGTATAATATGATTTGGACCTGTGACGTCATCTCCTGGACCTATCACCACCACGTCATCCCAACCTACCACCCTTTGAAGTTTCTCTCTCCGCCTTACAATTTATCCGCCTTACAGCTAGATGTGTGAGTCAGGGGGAGGAATGAAAAAATTATATAGCCTGCACGTTTGGTGAGTCAGGGTCAGTTGGTGAGTCAGGGCCTCTGGTGTCCTGCGGAGCTCGGGGTAAGTGGCATTTCTTTTTGACTAATTTTTAATTTACTCATCAAGAGGGAGGGTGTCAGTGTGGGAGAGAGCATCTTCTTCATCCAACGAAGCAGCTTGTTCACGAAGCGAGGCAGCAGTAGCTAAGCGTTGTGAAGCGGCCTTTGCCATCATCTCCAGACGTTCACGTTCATACTGGGGATAAGTGGTGCCAGTAGTGGGACGACCATAGCGTGACTGAAGATTAGCATCAAGCTCTTCAATGCGAGCCCAACGATCACGGGCATCAGCATCAAGACGATCAGCTTCATCGAGTAGACGTGTTCTCTTGGCTCGGGGAGTCAGTCCACTGCGTCCATGAGTGCGAACAAGAGAGCCAGTAGCATCAGCAGCACGAACAGCCATATCCACAAGTGCTTGAGGTGGGTCATCATCAAGAGACTCAGCAGCAAGAGCATCATCAGCACGAGCTGCGCGACGTGCAGCAGCAGCAGTAACAGCAGAAGACTGCGACACTCCATACTTGGGACTACGGAATGTCATATAGTAGACTTGCTCCATAAGAAGGTTAACTGTAACAGGCTGCGTGGAAGTGGCAGCAGCAAGTTGAACACCACACCAGAAAGTAGGCGCAAAGTAGGTGCACTTGTCCTCAGTGCCATACCAGTCAGCATCATATGTGTACGAGTCGTCACTGGCCACCCTGAAGTACGAATCATGGAACATAGTTCTTTCTTGAATATCACTCGCCCAGCAAGAGCGGGCTGTCTTGGCAACACTGTTGTTGATAGCAGTTCGCGTCTGCACGGTAGAAAAACTCAACAGCTGAGCCACAGTAGGACGCTCATCATCTTCAACTGTGTCCGAGGACTCGACTTCTCTCCTGGTTCCCATACGATCATACGCAGTCACAATAGTCAATGCAGTGGAAACGGCACCAGCCGTACCACCTACTGGCGAGATGACCGATATACGCGAGACAACTCCGTCACACTTGACAGAGTCGTAGAGGTTAGCATACGCCTGATAAAGCGATGAACCGACTGCACCAGCGACTCCAGAAACATCATCAGCAGCGGGCACATCATAGTACGGGGACGAGGAAAAGGTATTGCTGTTCCTAGAGTTAGCAGGGATTGTCAAAGTGACAACCTTCTGCGTCTTAACAACAACACGACAACGGGAACGGGATGAGACGCTACCAGCAGACGAACGACGACGATAGTAACGACGACGATAACCAGAGTAACGGCGACGATACCTGGTGTACCCAGTACGACGCCTATAACGCGAATAATAAGGCATTTGTTGCAAAAATGTGCGCGTTAATAAAAACCACAATGGTTTCACAAATGGAATGGTTTAAATGCACGCCGGGACAATTGTAATGTTACAGCTCAATCTGAATCGGAAAGAAAAAATGTTAAGCAATTGCTCATTTAAACAAGGCGCAATCTTTCTTTTGAAACCTTAACACTTTCTTTCCACGAATAAACGAATGACTTCACGGCAAGAAGCAAGAGCAAAGCGGTGGTGTTTCACCATCAACAATCCTACAGATGAAGACAAGTTCTGGGAGAATGGTGAGCAACAAAGTGAACTCGAGTACCTCATCGTTCAAGAAGAAGTGGGCGAGAACGGCACAAGACACTACCAGGGCTTTCTCATTCTTAAACGCAAGAACAGGCTCACTTGGTTGAAGA